TGCCCTCGACCAGCTTGGGGTCTTGCCCCTCGACGCGCGACCAGTCGCCAGGCGGAGTCCAGCGGTCGAACCTGGCGCCATCCAGGCTGCCAGGGTCGTAGCCCTTCACGTACACGGCCAGGTCGTGGGGGTTGTCGTTGAAATCGACATCGGTCGGCCGCACCGCGGTCATGGGGTAGGGGTCGCCGGTGGCGACGTTCATGCCATCCTGCATCCCGAGGTGCGGCGCCTGGATGTCGCCGACCATGCCGGTGCCGCCCTTGCCCGCGAACTGGCCGCCATGAGGCCCGCCAGCGGGCACGCGCGCCTGGCCGGGGTTCCACCCCTTGCTGATCATCACGGCTACGCTGGTCATGGCCCGGAGCATCTTGCGCAGGTCTTTCACCCGCTCATCGCCGAGGCGCAGGGCGAACGGAGGCGGGGTCTCCGGCATGAAATCCGGCGCGTCGTAGCTCAGGGTGATGTGCGGCCGGTAGGATGGGAAATCGCTGGTCGCCCCCAGGCTCTTGGCGTGCTCGGCGTTCTCCATCAGCCACTCGGCCGTCACGGTGAGCACCAGCGCGGTCCCGAAGTGCTCCAGCCCGAACCCATCGGCCAGCAGGAGCATCCCAGGCAACCCATTTGGGCTATACGCGGGCACCGGCGTCCGGCTGTACACGGTGGTGAGATGCAGGTCTTTCGCCGCGACCGGGTTGGGCACGCCCATCTCGGCCGCCCATGCTGCCAGCACGTTGGCGCTGCGCGGGGCGAGGCTGTAAGCGGCGAAGGTGCCTGTCAGCTTCTCGATGGTGGCGCTATCGTCCGGCATCGGCTTACAGTCCGTCGATGGATGGGCAGGAAACCGCAATCTATGACGAACTGCACGCGACAGCGAGCAGGTTCCGCATGATCGCGGGCCGCTCCGGTCTGATCGGTGCGGCGGTCATGAAAACGGCGGCAGCCGCGCTCGATCGCATAGCTGCCGCCTTCCTGCTGGCCTGTGAGGCCCGAGAGGCCGTTACGGTGCAATCACCCCATAAGCCCGCTCGGCCGCCAGATCATCATTGATCTTCTTCGCGGCGTTCAGGATGTTCTGCTCCACCGTGTTGAAGGCCGCGTCGATCTTGGTCTGAAGCGCAGCGATGGCGTTGTCCACGGCGGTTTTGACCGCGGCGTCGGTGTAGGTGTTGGCGGTCGACAGCACGCATGTGGTGGCGGACAGGTTGGCCACGGCCGTGATGGTGTTGTCGGGGGTGCCGGCCGGCAGGGTGAGGCTCACGATCGCCGACGCCGGGGTGCCGCCGCCGTTCGGGAACAGGCGCTTGCCGGCTAGGTAAATCTCGTCGGCTTACATCTGCCGGTACAGGGGAATCTCTGCGCTGTAAGCGCGGATCGCAACACCATCGACGCTCATCCGAACTTCTCCTTTTTCACGCCCACCATCCAGGTCTCCAGCACCCGGAAAATTACGCTGCATCGGCAATCCGGGTGGACGGGGGCTGTCATGAACGAACCCACCGATGTCTGAAAGGGCTGGTCTATCCTGATCCCGTAGCCCTCGACGCCCGCGTTCGCCTTCGGGATCGGGCGGCACACGGGACAGGTCCGCTCATCGTGCGCCACGATCCACCGCTTGCGCACAAGATCCGTGGTGGTCTTGCCCGCCTCAATGGCTTGGTTCCAGGTCTCCAGCGCGCCCGCGTTGGCCGCGCGCAGGGCTTCGGTGCGGGCGATGGTCTCAGCCCGGTATTTGAGCATCTTCTCCCGATACCGCTGGACCATCTGGTCGATCTTCTCGGGCGGGATCGGCTTGCCGGTCTCCATCGCCTTTTTCAGCGTCGGGTCGAACCGGAAATCGCGCAGGCGCCGGGCGTTAATGCCATCGGTGTTGAAGCCGTTGCGATCGAGGATCGAGACTTGCGCGCCGCCGGGCGCCCGGTTGATGGAGTTGCCCAAGCCCCACGCCTTGGCGCCTCGCTTTTCGTGGAAGTGCTCCAGCTCGAACCGGAAGTTATCAACTGCGCCCACCTGTTTCGAGGTGAGCCCGAGCACCTTTTTGGTCTCCACCGCGATGGTGCGCGGGTTCTCGCCTGCGTTGAGGCCGTTGAGCAATGAGGTTCGGACGCCCTCGCGGGTCTTCTCATTGATCTGCCGGATCAGCGACAGCTCATAGTCGCGCATGAACTGGACCGTGCGCGGGTTGAGCATGTCAAACCGCACCAGCAGGGCTTCAGCGCGGCTCGCGGGCATGGTGAGGGGCAATGCCAGCCCGCCGGCCTCGACGCCCGCCCTGAGTGCCCTGGCCAGCTCTGGCAGGGTATCGCTCGGCCCGAGGCCCAGCGCCGACAGGGCACCCTCGATATCGCCGCGCATGATCGCCGCCACCACGGCGTCGATGTTGTCCTGATCGGTGATCAGGGCCATGGCCGCCAGGAACGCGTCCCGGATCTTCGGCTCAAGCCGCTCGGCCGCCGCGTGGATCGGGTCCACGGCCATTAGCGCGTTGCCTTCGGGTTGCTACGCTGCGGCGGGGGCTTGGTTCCGGCGCCGGGCCGCTTGCCGCCAGGTGCGGGCACCGCCGCGTCCTTCTCGGCTTGCTTGGCCTCATCGGTGGCCGCCTTCGCCGCCTGCTGCCGGGCCATCTGCTGTTGCGGCGTGCCGCCGCGTCCGAGGATGGCTGCCGTGGTCGGATCGTCCACCACCTCGCGATCCTCCGGCGCCTCGGGCAGGCCGCCGAAGCTGCGCAGCCGGTTCTCAAGGTCCACGTCGGGGAAGAGCTGCGCGCCCGCGCCGACCAGCGCCGAGATGTACGTGCCCAGCTCGGTCAGGTTCGGGGTCTCCACGTCGCCATGCTTCAGCGTCGGCATCAGATCCACATCCTTGCCGTTCAGGCGCCAGATGGTCTCCACGAGGCTGTTCAACACGTTCTCGATCATGTCGAGAAAGCCGCCGATCGCCTGCGAAAACAGGGCGGTCTTGTCGCTCGACAGCGCGAAGCTGCCCACCGCCTGCTGGCCCAGGAAGATGAAATCCGCCAGCGTCGAGGTGGCAATCCGGTGGTCGTAGCGGTCAATGATCTTGGTGGTGTCGAACTGCCGGCTGCCGCCGGTGGACAGCAGCTCCAGCGCGAAGCCGGGGTTTCCGGTCAGCTTGCCTTCGCCATCCCGCTGCATGTCCGAGGGCAGGATCACGCCCTCTTCCTTGTCGCGCCGGATGCCGCGCACAAGGTTTTTGCACATCTCATAGATGTTGCGCATCCGCTGGTCGGCGTCGTCGGCCATGTATGCGGCCGGGATCTTCATCACCGGCAGGCCCGCCAGGTCGCGCTCTATCCCGATGCCTTCGATCTCTTCGATCCGGTTTTTGAACAGCCACGGCCGATAGGCGTTGCGCAGGATCGAGTAGCCAAGCGGGTTGTTCAGCTCTTCGGTGGTGCGGAACAGCAAGCATTTCGCCAGCGGCACCTTGAGCATTCCGCGGGTCTCGGTCATCTGCCAAAACCACGTCGGATTCCCGACTTCATCGAATTCCCATTGCGTGATGGAATACTGCGCGCGCAGGGCGATCTTGGCGGGAACGATCATCCCGTCATCGAACTTGCTCGACTTCATCTTGTCGGGGTTTTGCCCGCCGCGCCGCTTCCACACCACCTCCATCGGGGCGTAGCCGTAGGTCAGCATGGTGAGGGCTTCCATGATCATGGAGCCCCACGACATCACCATGTCGCCCATCATGCCCTCGACAAACTCCCCCTCTTCCTGCGCGGCGGGGGTGTCGTCGGCCGGCTGCACATCCCACTCGGCCCGGCTGATGAGCATCTTCATCGCGAACTGGATGGCACCGATCACCGGGTCATTGTAGGACATCTCCCGGTAGGTCCGCGCCGCCTGCAACCCCAGCAGCTCGGGCAGGAAATCTTCCCGCACATAGCCGCCGGTGCGACGCAGCGCGCTATCGCCGATCTCCTGCATCGCGCTGGGGATCGCCGGACCCTTGGTCGGTTCGGTATCAGCCAATTCCCGGCCTCCATTTCGATAGCCCCTCGATCGAGAACGGATCGACAAGGGGGATTTCCATCAGGTCCGCCAGCAGGTCGGTGAACCCATGCACCAGCGCGTCCACACGGTCGGGCGAATAGCCCATCGCCTTGCGGTCGAAATCCTGGGTGAAGGCGCACATTTGCTCTTCCAGGACAGCGAAGCCGCCGACATGCGATATCCGCCCCTGCTCATATAGCGCCGAGACGGGCTCGGCCCGAAGCACTTTCCCGCGGAAGCTGTGAACGCCGCGAATGTTGATCTCTGGCGAGCGGATCTTGCCCTCGCGATGCAGCTTTTCGGCGCTGGACTTAATCACGTGCCTGACCATGTCGCCGCCCTGGTTGCTCTCGTACACCACCGCGTCCGCCATGTGGTTCCAATAGGCCAGGACAGCCGCCTCGCCCCACTCGGCCGGCGACATGATGCCCGAGCAATCGTCCAGCACGTAGCCGCGCTTGTCCACGCCCCGGCCCGCCACGATGATGCCGGTCTCATCGCTGTTCTCGGTGGCCGTGGTCGCGGGGTCGACGGCCACCACGATGCGCGCAAGGTCGGGCCAGACCCGATAGGGGTTGCCCGCCTCATCGAACTTGATCCGCAGCCGGTGCTTGTCGATATTGGAGCGGTTCCACAGGGCGCCAGCGATGTCATCCAGGATCTTGGCGTATAGCTCCTGATCGCCCAGTCGCGTCCCTTCGTACTTTGCACGAACGCGCTTGAGGAATTTGCCCGCCAGGTTGGCCGCGTTGGCGAAGGTCGACG